AATCCTAGCGAACTCCCTCAGTTTGCTGAGGCAGAACTCAAGGATGCCGCCGAACTGATTGCGGATAAGGCACGGCCTTTGGTACAGGATGCGATCGCCCCTTGGCTCACCACTATCACCAATTTCGTAGAGCAGGCCACTTCGCTTGAAGAAATTCGTGATGGGTTGATTGACTTGTTCCCCGACTTAGACGATGCAGCGTTTGCTGAGGCGATGGGTCAGGCGATGCTGTTGGGGGATTTGGCAGGGCGTGAGGAGGTGTTGCAGGATAATGCGGATGTGGCGTTCTCTGAAGCGATTGAGGCGGCGCTGAATGGAACGCTGGACTTTGCAGCGAAGGCGGCGGGTAAAAAGCCGAATTGCAATCCGGCAAGGTCGCATTTTTGCCAAACGCCGAACGGGCGGGGGGCTTGTGTGTCGCTGAGCAAGAAATGCAAGTTTAAGCCGACGGGGGCGGTCAAGGCAGCGGCAACCTATACGGGACAGAAAGTACAGAGTGCATCGCCCAAAAAAGCTTCTGAGCAATTAAGAGATGCGATCGCCTCAAACGACCCGATTGAAATGCTCGACTTAGGTGAAGAAATCTATCTCAAAGTGCAGACAGATACTAGAGCTAGAGGAGACGATTTTTATGCTGGCATTAAATCAGGTAACGGAACCGTTGAAGATCATATTTTGAAGCATCTTTATGCAGAGCTTGGATATGATGCCAAGCCTGAAATTTTAACCAAGGCAAAGCTAGAGCAAGAGATTCAAGGGGGCGAAATCCCCATGTATAGGGCAGTCGGCTCTACTCAAGCGCGATTCAAACAACATTTTGACAACTTTAAGAATGGCGATTACTTTGCGGGACATGGCATTTATGGGCATGGCACTTATGTTGCGATGGCGCAATCCAGCTTTTTTGGCGATAGAGCGCAAGCGTCTGCATCTGCATCAAGCTACGGATCTGGACTAATTAGAATGAGCTTAAAGCGCGGCTCGAAGGTCGCAACTCATTCCCAAGTTGAAGCACAGTCGGATCGAGCTGGAACCGCCCTTTACAATTACGTTCAGAAACAACGACAGGTTTTAAGCGGGCAAGCTTTATCAGATCTAAACGATAAATACAGACGGGCTAAAGCGGTTCTTTTCGGCGACAATGGCCCCCCGTCCGGTCGGTTTGCTACGCTGGCAGGATACGATGCTGTTTCCCTTTCGGGTCGCGCTTATGATGATACCTATACTGTCTTACTCAATCGCGGCGCGGTTCGCGTTCAGTCCACCAGCCACAAAAAATACACGCCATGACCGAATTAGAACAGCTTGAAAAAAAGTTTGCTGAGCTTGAAGCCAAGGACGCGGCTGAGCCTGGAAAACACGCTCTAGAATTGAATGCTTTGGGCGAAGAGATTGCATTGCTTCGGAGAGAACAAAATGGTGACCCTTCCTGACAACCCCACGCCCGAACAATTGAACGCGATCGCACTTGCCACAGTCCGCGCCAGCTTTGAGGACGATTCCGAAGACCTTCGCGACCTAGCCCCAATAGACGGCGGCGGATGGCAGGCGGTCTACAGCGCGGGGGGTGTGGATTTTAATATTACCTATTCGGAGTCTGAGGGGTTTACCAAGTGGCCTGTAGGGGGCGGTCAGGATGGATGAAGCCACCTTGCGGCTAGAATTTCCTCAAGCTATAAAATTTATGCGGGACAAAATCCCGTTGCCTTCTACTTCTTGGCTTCAGTACTCTGGAGAAGTCAATCAAATTGCCTTTACAGTTGCAGGCATAACAAAAGCCTCGCTGCTTTCTGATTTGCAAGCGCTCGTGATTCGCCAGCTTGAGCAAGGCGTTGACGTAGACGCTTTCCGAAAATCGTTCGATGACCTCCTAACCAAAAGCGGCTGGAATCTTTCGGGGGGCAAGGCGTATCGTGCAGAGCTGGTGATTCAACAGAATGTGCGTACATCGTACTCGCGGGGGAGATTTGAACAAATGCGATCGCCCTCTGTAGCCAAAGCTCGACCTTACTGGGAATGGCGACACCGAGATTCTAGGGTGCCACGGCCTCACCACCTGGCGCAGGACGGCAAAGTTTACCCCGCTGACTCAGAAGTTTTTAAGGCGATCTTCCCCCCCAATTTTGGGTGCAAATGCACCGCTCATGCTTTGAGCGATCGCGACCTAGAGCGATTAAACCTCAAAGTCGATACGCCTCCATCCCTCAAAGATGTTGCTGACAAAGGATGGGGGCACGGGTTTTCAGAATTGCCGAAGGAACGCGATCGCCTCCTAGCAGAAGCTAAGCGCAGGCTGCCCCCCGAATTTGCGGATCTTTTGGGCTAGATTTCCAAGTAGTCCCGCGCGATCGCCTGAATCTGCGCCACATCCTGAGCAGGCAACCCCCGTGCAACATCCGGCAAAAGCTGACGCTTCACCATACGCTTTGAGCCTCGGTCGTGGAACTGGGCATAGAACACGTTAAACCCGATCCGAACCCGATCGCCACTTGCCTGATAGGTAAGCGTCCCCCGCATTGTCCCCCTGGACTGAAGGATTTTTAAGATCCGCTTGTTGCGCGCCTTTTGCTTCAGTGTGCTAGCGGCTAGGGGTGCCCAACTTTGCCCATACGGGTCTTTTTCATGCCGGAACCCATCATCAATGCGTCTCTGAAGATGATGGCCAATATTGGCCATCATGGGGGTGAGGTCGGAGAGTTTGGCGATCGCACCTGCAAAGGCGGATTGAGCGGCTGTATCGTTGATTGAGATTGAGACTCGAGTCAATTTACAACGCTCCAATTCACTGCCGACACAATTTCTAAGTCCGGTGCACCCTCAATCAAATAGGCCGCCCCATCGGGCGTAATCATCTGCAAATCGCAATCTAGCCGTCCCTCCTTCAAAATTTGAGGCGTGATTAGCGTAATCAGCCCCTTGCCCGAAATTGGATCGTAGAGAATCCCTAGTGACGTGCTGGCCTTAATTACAGCCGCGCTATCTGGGTCTCGGCGTGACCTTTTGCCCATAAACACGAGTGTACTCCCAGCAATAAAATCGGCTGGATTGAGTTGAAAAATTAATTCGTTTACCTTGCCTTTGTAAATTCGATACATCTGCACCCCGTGAATTTTGCACTGCGAATGATTTGTGAATAGCTCGCGCTTCTTGATTTGAGTTTAAACGTACCCTTATAGCAAGGTAGCTCCAAAGCTTCAGGATGAGCGCTCAATGGCTCTACATGGATAAATCCCATCCCCGTGGCCCGACGTGAATTGACTGCACCCCAGATAAAAACAAACCCGCCGATCGCACCCCCGCCGATCGCACTCCCACCCTGATGACCCCCCTGAATCAATCGGCAAGGCGTTAATCGCCCGGTTCCAGTGCTGCGATCGCACTGACTCGAGCCACCGATCGTATTGGATTGCCAGACTCTCCCTTGATGAGAGACAGGGCCAGCTTGAGCGATTCCACTCGTGCCATAGCTCCCAGTGATTTGGATGAATCCGGTACTTGTCGCAGGTCTGGCTGATATTGCCTTCCAAACGACACGGATTTGCGATGCTGTGGCGCTGCCCGTTGCCTTTTGCGAGAATCCCGCCCCCCGAATTGCTGCTGTGGGGCGGATGTCCCCAGTCTTGGAAGCAGGACGCGCGTGATGGCTCCCAGACATCTCGTTCTTGGAGCTAATGGCTCCGCTTCCCGTGGCTCCAAGCGCTTGATTGGACAACGATATTTGCACTGTTGGGTGTGCGCTTGCGAGGCCCGTTGCCCTGGACGCGATCGCCCCTAATGTTCCCCCAAGGACTGGATGAGCATAGCCACTGCCCACGGTTGGCGAGGCTTGATGAGCGCCTGATAGATGGGCAGTTCCTGAGGTCGTGGCCTCTCCCATTGCGGCTTGGGCTGTGTGAGCGCCTGAGATTTGCTGTGCGATCGCTAGGGAGCCGCTACTGATTGCAGGCGATGAATTTGAAGCGCCCTGAAGGTGGCTGGGTTGGCGAATGCTCCCTAGGTGCGTCGCGGTTCGAGCAAGGCCCATGCTGAAGGCGCTGGGATGCTGTGCTGCATTACCGTTGCCCGTTGCCCGACTCGCTGATGATGTGCCCCCAAGATGGGCCACGGTGCTGACAAACCCCGAACTCAGGGCATCTAGAGCGCTATTACCACCACTAATCAATTGGCTAATGGTTGCGACTATCCCAGCTCCAGACGATCGCCGTGCGACTGAACTGCCTCTAATTCCAACCGGATTAGATAGGGTGCCAAGGGCGATCGCCCTTGGCACAGAAACTGAACCTGCTATCGTCCTTGGTTGTTGGACCGTGGCGACACTTGTCGCAGGCCGAGCCGTGGCGGTGCCCGTGGCCTGAATCGATCCATTTCCAGCGCCTATCCCCGTTGCGGCCTGAGCTAGCCCTGCACCTGAAACTTGGCGAATAGTTCGGGGGGCACCCGTCCCTGTGGCCTGTTGCGCGGCGTGAAATCCTGAAATTCTTGCTGGGGCAGAAATCAGCCCTACTCCCGTAGCCCGTCGGGCGGTGTGCCCTCCTGATACCGCCTGGTTTTGTGTGAGAGTGCCCGTACCCGTGGCGATCGCGGCTTGATGTGCGCCCGAGACGGTCGTTGCTTGAGATCCAAACGCAATCCAAGTCGCGAGGGTCTCTGCGGCTGCGGCCCTTGGATTGATTTGTGGATGGGTGAGTCGCCGCTCAATTCGGCGGCGAGAGAGCGCGAGACGGACGCCCTCGCTAGACATCGCTGAGGCTCAATAGGTAGTTAATCAGTCCGGTGGATGTGGTCGAGCACAATTCCATGAGTCCTAGACATGCACCATCCTGGATTTTTGGCATCCCCAAATTCAGCCAGTCTTTATCCTTGTTTTCTACGGCTAATCCGCCAATAACCGCTTTTTCTACGGCTAGAAAAATTCCGAGGTTGCTAGGAGACCCCGAGGTTGCGGCAAGGGTGACGGATTGCACGGAAAGACAGCCCTGGTCCCCTGCTTGGAGGGGGAAGGGTACAACTTGGCCCTGCGTTGCTGTCGCTGGCGTGGAGACGCTGGCGGTTCGCCCTGCTACGCCCGATTGATTTGTATAGGAAATCGTGGCCGTTGTGGCGGTTGCGCCCCCCGCTGCGAAATAAACAAGATAGGGATAAACCCCAACCCCGTCCGTGTGCCGAGGCAATGCCACCGCACCCAACGCTTGAGCCGTGGTGAGGGTGCCATTAAGTCCACCCCAGTGAACGAGGCGATCGTACAGAGTTAGGCTTCCAATATTGGAACAGACTCCCGTGAGCGCGGTCAACCAAGTTTCCTTTCCTGGCGTGGTGGCTGGGATTTGAAGCGCACCAACCGTTAATCTATCGCACTGGGCACCCGCGATCGCAGGCGCAGATCCAGCGCCTGGAATGCCCCCCGCTTGGAATAGATCGGCATAGGTTCCAGCCCCTTTAGCGGTGATGCTGAGTTTCCAGAACTTGTACGGCTGGCCATGAAGCCCCGCTGTGAGTTGGTCTACGGTGGTGGGTTTTGCCACGGCTACGCCTCCTAAGGTGAAGCGCTGTAAGACGCGGACGTAAGTTCTACGGGTAAGCCTTGAACGATTGTAGTGCTCACCATTTCCAAATCTCCGCCGCCGCCGACAGCAGAAATCGTACCGGAATAGACTTCAGTTCCAGCGGAATCCTTGATGCTAAAGAGAGCGGCTGTTCCGTTCGCGTCCCCAAGCGGGTCGCGTGGGAGTGGATCTACATCGAACGTCAGGGTACCATTTGCGACTGTCCCGCAGGGTTTGTTTAGCGTAATAACGCTAAGCACGGTGCTTCCTGAATTCTTGATTTCGAGAATCCCAGAGCCAGAACCCCCATCGATCGCATTGAGGATGTTGGTCGCTAGTCCGGTGCGTATTGCGGTTGGATGTGAAATTGCCACAATAATAATTCGGTATGGGTTCCTCAGATTTTCGCACGGATCTGGGCACCCTAGACTAGAAGAGTTGCCACAAAAAAATGCTCGTGCCCGATGCCCCCAAATCACCCCTAGAAGTTGCCCCCCGAATCCTCGAAGAACTGGGCAAAACAATCCCCCTCCTCGACAAATCCCAGCATGGATGGTGGCGCTTGGCTGTATTGGCCATTGTGGGAGGGACGATCGCCTGTTCGATCCTTTGGGTGCAAAAAATGGAGCCAGCCCCACCACAATCCGATTCGGCCTGTAGGCTGGTGGGAAGTGCGATCGTGTGCGATTAGCGGGGTAGTGGGAAACTATACACCCGACGCTTGCCCTGCGGATTCCTTACCTCGATTTGCAACGAATTCCCAACAATGGGAAACTGGATTAGGTAGCTCCTGGCTTTCGGGCTGGGAGAGGATTGGAACGATTCCCCCCGAATAGCTCCAGTTATTGCGTCCCCCTGAATTAAGGCATTGTTCAGGGGGTTTATCTTTGCCGAAACCTCCACCCCCAACGCCGATCGCACGATCCGTACATCGCGCAATTGCAGGTCATCGTCGGTGGCGATCGGCTTTTCAGGCGCTTTACCCTCTCTCGTAATATTTCCGTATCCCGTGGGGACGGGCACGGTAACGCCTTGGGCTGAAACCTCTACTAGGCCATGCTCGACGATTAGTTTTGTTGAGCTGCCCTCATCCTCAATCCAAGCGTTTGTGCCCCTAAACGTATAGCTGCCCCCCGATCGCAGACTGATAATCTGCAAAATACTGTAGGGGCACAAAAACGGCACAGGCGTGATATTGATTGCGCCCTGGTATGAAATCACATTTCGGATACAACCCTGATAGCGCCTGAGTTGCGTGGCTCGGTAGAATCCCGTTTTGGCCGTGGCGACAAACGAGCCGAAATCCCCTAAAAATTGGGTTGCCCCCCGAACGACTAGGGTGTCGCCTTCAATGATTTTTGTCCCCCGCCTTGAACTGTAGGTGCGTCCCGCGCGTTGGATTGAGGGATTTCCGGTGAGGATTTCATAGCTCTGTGCGATCGCACCTTGAGTGCAGGCAAATACAACGATCGCCGCTATACCTGGGCAGATAAGCAGCGATCGTTGCAACAAGTTCGTCGCGCCAGACGGATCTGGACTCTGCGATTTTAGCTTTTTTCTGGCCACCGCAAAACCCTCCCGCAAACGTCTTCGAGCAACTTTGCAAATTTGTCCCAAGCTTTGCGAATCAAAATCTAACCTCTCGGCGTTTGATGGGGGTGTAGTACGCCACCAAGAAACAAGCGACCCCAACACCCGCGATCGCAACATCAGCCGGAATCTCTGTCTTGAAATATTGTTTTGCCACCCAAGCTAGGACCGTGGCGATCGCGGCAACAATAGCGGGGTTATTGACCTTTGCGATCGGGGTTGTGCCAAGGGGCAATGATGCGTGGGGAGGCGGTTGCAGCACGGTTTTTCTCCAAAATTTTGTGCAGTTTTTTGCGAAGTGCGGCGGCTCGATAGCGATCGTGCGCCCAAGTCCCAGAATACAAACAAAACGCGATCCACAGAGGCGCGATCGCACAAACGAGATTGTCGAGAATTCTTTGCACTAGACCAATCCCAGCTTTTTGAGAGTTTCCGGTCCTGCGACCCCATCCGCTTTGAGGTTGTTGGCCGCTTGGTATCGGGCCAAATATTTCTCGGTACCACTGCCAAACTTACCGTCTGCTGTAAGTTCCGTTGGGGACAGGTTAAGTTTCTCCCTCAACTTCAATTGCAAATCGCCCACCATCTTGCTCATCATGCCTTTGCGTAGAACTTCAGGCATTCCAAATCCCTCGGCCGGACTTCGCGCTACACAGCTTGCCGTGCGATCGCCCCAAGCCCCATCCTCCCCAATCCTTAGCGTGGGATTGTACTTGTTCCAAAGTTTTTGAAAGGCCAAATTTTGATAATAAGCGAGGTTATCACCGCCCCCCGAATAATCAAAATGCATGGGGTCGAATGAGCCGATCCAATACCACTGATGGCGCTCTAGATAGGGTCTCCAGCCTGAGGCGTCTTCGATGTCGATCGCCAGTCCTGAATTATGGTTGCTCGCGCCAGGACGGGCAGCGGCCATGATGCCGCATTGATTACTTTCGTATTGGCGGCGGAGCATGTATTGCTGCATGTTGGTGCGCAGGCAGCTATTGATTAGCATTCGGGTTCCACGCTCTTCCACCGCACGAACCAAGTTGATATAGGCATTGGTTTGCAGGTAGGGATTATTCTGCGCTCCGGTGCAATCAATTAATTTGTGATCGATTTTGGTCAGGAGGTTGGGCCGCATCTTCAGAATTTCGGCGATAACCTGTTGATTGAGGCCAGCGATTTGGCCTGTCGAACATCCTGAAATGGCTTCGGATACTTGCATAGTGGTGGATTTGAACTCCACCACTATTGAAGCACAGACAAACGCGCGATCGGGATTTGGCCGCGTATCGCGGATCAGCCGCCATTTCGCACCTGCACTTCGCCCAAGTCGTAGTTCGTATTATCGAACGGGCAATCTGGGAAGGCTGCTTTTGCGATCGCATAGGGGACTTTTGCCCCATATTCCGCGACAAATCTAGCGTCTTTTTCCTCTCCGCCAGACCGAACCACTGTACCGATATAACTTTTGTATACGCCAGACGGATTGCAAATCAACTAGACCTCCAGGAGTCCCGCGCTGTACCTGTACTCAGGTCAGCGTCGGGAGGAATGGGGGCGGCAGGCGTAGGAACGGAGCCAGCCAAATAATATTCAGCTATAGACATATCTTCTCCTATTGAGATAGTATGGGCGTATGAAGCAAGTCCTGACTATATCCTGCAAACTTAACGTCTCCATTGAGCAGTCCAAAAAGCTTGATGAGACGATGCAGGTATTTGCTCAGGCTTGTAATCACGTCAATGAAAAAACGCCCGAAAAGTTGATGAATCAGATTGCAATGCAGTCCTTGATTTATCAGGATATTCGGGCGTTGTTTGGTTTGAGCGCAAACCTGACCATTCAGGCATTGCGTAGAGTCTGCGCCAATCGTAAAACCGCCAAACAGAAGGGCAAAAAGGTTAAATCCTTTGAACCAACTTCTGTGAGTTACGATGCTCGGATTTTTGCTTTGAGAGAGAAAGATTGGACAGTCTCTCTGACCACCATTGATGGACGAGAACGGTTCGCTCTTGACATTGGCAACTATCAGCGCGGCATTTTGAAGGGCACTACGCCCACAAGTGCCACGTTGATAAAGCGCCAAGATGGGAGCTACTACATTCAGATCCAAACCAAAAATGAACCGCCCACGCCGCCTGATTCGGGTGACGTGATTGGGGTTGATTTGGGGCGTACAGATATTGCATTTACGTCGGAAGGAGACAGTTTTAGCGGTCAGTTTGTGACTGCGATTCGAGATAAATACAGCAATCTGAGAGCGCATCTCCAACAAAAAGCCGCGAAAGGAACACGGAGTACAAGGCGACGATGCCGAGAACTCTTGCAACGTTTGTCGGGCAAGGAAAGACGCTATCAGACTTGGCTGAATCACACCATTAGCTTTCAGCTTGTCCAGAATGCCAAGACCAGCAACAAAGTGATTGCCCTTGAGGATTTGACCGGAATCAGAGAACGCGCTAACCAACTGCCTAGAGGCAAGACGGAACGCCGTCGCTCTAATAGTTGGGCGTTTTTCCAGTTGCGCCAGTTCCTTGAGTACAAGTGCATTAAGTTTGGGGTAAAGCTGGTCTTGGTTGACCCACGATACACGTCGCAAACCTGCCACGAATGCTTGCACATCCATCCTGTACGGGGTGAGTCTTATCGAAGTGGCAAGGTGTTTAAGTGCGGTCATTGTGGTTGGAAAGGCGATGCCGATCTGAATGGTGCTAGAAATATTTCTCTTATTGGGGCTGTTGTAAATCAGCCTCGCGGCTCCTGGTTATCTTGTTCTTTGAACGAGATAGCTGGAGGGCTTCCCAAAGCCCGCGTTGTACCGCTCTTAGCGGTCAACGTCGGGTAATTTACGAAAAGCTTTGCGCGTTTTTTGATATTGGTGGTACTTTTGAGATTAACGCGAAACCCCCCAGATATTGCTATCTGGGGGGTTGCTTCGTTTTGGCTTGCAGCAAATCGTTAAGCTTTTTGCCGCATTTCTTCAAGCTGCTTCTTCGCCTTAGCCCGATCCTTCTTCGCCTGCTCAGCCTTCTTGCCTTCCTCAGTCTGAAGTCTAATCGCCTTATTTTTTCCGCCTAGAATCACTTGCAGTTGCTGAGCGGGAACCGTGTTAGCTAACTCGATCGCTTCTTGGATTGATTCGGTACCCGTGGCGATCGCACCAATCACCTCACCCAAGGTTGCAGGTTCATCCTGCGATCGTTTGGCCGATTCGGGGGGCGTGTTGATGGCGATGAGGTGCCCTGGATCGAAGAGTAGGGCATTCACCATGGCTAGCGTCACGGTATCGGGGGCAATTCCGTTGAGGGTGAGGCATTCGGTGATGGCGTGTTGAAAATGGCGATCGGACAAATAATAAAATTGCCAGGTTAGATCGTCCTCTGGACTGTTGAGCAGCGTGTATTGAATTTGCTGGATGAGTTTTTGGAATCGGAAAATGCCAACGGTTGAACAGCCAAAAGTCGCCTGAGTATTTCCCAGGCGATCGATGAACTCGTATGGTTCCCAAGGGTCGCGCATGGCCTACGCCGCTGGCATCAAATAGTAGTGAATTGGTGCCCGTTCCCCTGGAGCCGTAAGGCACTCGTACTGAATCTCCAGCACGGGTTCATCATCATCGGTATTGATTGACGGCTTACCCACTTGCTTGATGCGGGGGATGTGGATCATCACGCCTTTAGGCCACCCGTCGCCACAGGCGTGCCCAACCCACGAATATTCATCCATCTTGATCGGATTAGGTGCCTTCCCGATTGAAGGAACCGCAGTCAGCACTGACGGCACCGAATAAACGATCGCACCACCCGCTAGCGTACTTGGGAATACTAATTTCCCCGCCGTGATTTGAAATTGTCGCCCAGTTGGAGCGGCGGCGGCAGCGGTTAGATGTCCCAGGGATTCGGTACCCACGGCACCCGACAGGTACACCCGCACGTCAGCCCCCGCTGTAATTGCAGCGTCGGTAATTTCAAAAGGCGTCACAAGCGGGATTTTGGCCTCTTTCCGAGTGGGGAGGGTTACGTTTACGTTTTCTGCCAGCTCACCCATTCCGACTTGGAGAGCTGCCCAATCCACTTCATAGCGCAGGGTGAGGGTAGATTCTTCGTCTCCTGGCGCAGAAGCCACAACTACGCGCTTGCAGTTCTTCCATGCCCTGATTTTCCGCGCTGCCTCGACAGACGTTTCCAGATTAAACCCGACTAATTGAGGACTAAATAATAGCTCCTGTGCGATCGTCGTGGGGGTCAGGTTGCGGGTTAAAAGTAGCGGCTCACCGTATCCTACGAGCATTATGCAGTCCTCCTGAAGGTCAAATATTGGTCAATTCCAAACACGGCTGAATAAATCCAAACCGCTGATTCTTTATCTCTGCCCACAAATCCATCTTGCACGGGATAAAAACCGCCCCCACACTCCCCCTCTGGGACAAAACCAGCAAGCAGGTCTACAATCCGCTCCATGGCCTGTGCCGCTCTGCCGTGGGTTTCCATCTGCACATCCTGAAGTTCAACCACCACCTCAAAAGTGAGCCTCACTGGGTAAGTTTTGCGCGATCGCTCGATCTTACTACTGGGATTTTGGTAAGTTCGGCGTTGGTATGCCACCCGAATCTCACCCTTTCCAAATGCTCTGCCGACTTGTTGATGGTCGGTGGGTGCCCCCAAAACACGATAGCCCTCATCCTGCAAGGGAAGCAGGCGCAGGACTAGGGCGGTTTCGAGTTCTTGGAGCATAGTTAGGGCAGGTTAGCGCGAACAAAGCAATCCTTGGCTTCCAGTAATTTGCGTAGCCCTGTGGTTTTTTCTGGCCCGTCTGGAAGTATCGCCTCCATTTGCTCTGCTAGCAAGCACAATGGCTTGCTAATTGTCTGCAAATTTTCCGGCAAGTGAGCATAAGCGAAATATTTTAAAAGCGATTGAGAAGGGGACATTTTAATACCTATCTAAAACATCATCAGTAAACACGCGATCGCTGGCCCGAACATACACCCGATCCGGCACCAGCGTGGGGGATTCGGGGGGCACCTGAGCATCAAGACCCAAGTTGACGATGCCTTTCGACACGTCCTTGAGCCAGACAATCCAATCTTCGTATCTCATCCGCACTTCCTCACGACAACGATTCCGATCAAGCCGATACCGGGCAATATCGGCACAGCAAGCCTTAAGAGTGGCCGGGACTTGCAAAGCCGACAGAGGGAGAGTTACACGGCCTTGGATATAGCCGTCAATTAAGGCGCTAGCATCAGTCAGAGCTTGCTCAAGGTTGGTTTCGTCAATGGCGATCGCGCTAGGCGTATAGAGATTGGAAACCGCTACGGTCTCCTGTTCTCCAAAGGTGGTGATAAATTCTGCGATCGCGCAGTACGGCATTACTTTCTCTTGAGTTCGGCGTTTTCGGAGTCGATCAGGGATTGCAGGATCTCAGGGGTATCCGTGATTTCGGCACCCTCTGCATAGAGGGTGCCGTTGTGCAGAATTTGGGCCTTGGCCACTACGGTAATCGTTTTTGCCTCAGGGGTTTTTTCAGGGGGTTTTTCGGTCACGGGATTAGCCTCAAATCGATTGTACAAAAGGAGTTAGGCAAATGCATTCTCGAAGAAATAGGAACATTCTTTAGTCAGAATGACCTCTTTCACCATTTCGCCTGCACGAACCCGAACGCCGCCTTTGAGCCCCATATCCGGGTCCTGAATGGTTCCCGCCACGCGGTTACCAAATTGAGCCGTGACTAGGAAGGTTGGACGATTCATGTTCAGCAGTCGGGCCATTGGATCGACGCCCAACAGCGCCAAATGCTTGCCCCAAATCCGAGCGGGAGTGCTAGCGGCAGCATCCACGTTGCGGGGGGTGGCTTTGCCCCGCGAAGTGCCCACATACAACGCATCTAGCTCAAATAATTCAGCTACAGCCGATCGCATTACCACACCCCGCGCATCGGATCCGGCCCCAGTGCCCTTGACGGATTCAACGATTTTTGGATGCTGACGCAAAATCCGCCACCCGTAGTTAGAAACGACCATCACGCGAGGACGCACGAGGGGCACATCTAGTGCCGTCAAAATTGCGTCAACGGGGCTTGAGGTTGCATCACTAAACTGCGATGTGCCCGACAAAACAACCTTGTTGCCTGTCTTATAGCTGGCAGCGGACTGCACAATGTCAGCAACGCGCTTTTCGCGGTTAAGCATGACCAGCTCGGTTACGCCTTCGGTCGCGATCGCCAAGGGACTAGCCCCAACGCCTTGATAATTGTCCATATCCTTTTGAGGCACGGGACTATCAAGGCCGTGGTCAAGTGTTGAGCCTTGAACACGGGTTGAGCTAAACGTCACCTGATTAGGTGCGCTCAGCCGCCCCACTTGGTCATTTTGAAACTCATACATCTGATCGATGTTGAGTTCGTCCCACTCAAATAACTCAGCTTGCACCTGCTCACGCGGGGCGATCATGTCCGCAATGTACTCGTCATTTTTGTAGGCGATCGCAATCCCAGTTAAGTCCGGTTGAATGGCAAAAGGGCTTCTAGACATTGGTTTTAGGTTCCTCCTCTAAATAGCCCTAAACAATACTTGGGAAAATTGCAACCGATCCGATATCACCCGCAATGCCCGTAATTTTGGCAATGCCAATCACGCGATCAAGTGGGGTGACGGTAGGTACCGCGCGGCCTGCGGCATTGGCCGTCAGTATATCGCCCTTGGCCACGGCAGTGCCGTAAATCACCCGTGCGATTTTGTGGCAAAAAACGTCGCAGGGTTCGCCATCTGCGGCGTCAATATCGGAGGTACACCCGATAATTTTGTCAGTGGCGGCAACCGCCAATGTCACGGTATTGTCTGCGGTGCCAAATTTCACGAGCAAGTGTTTGCCGATCTCACCCTGAGCCGTGTAATTAACCGCATCTCGGCCTTCCGTATTCCAATAAGGTCCAACTGCCACTAGTTCGTTCCTCCGTTTTTAGCTTGATAGCGGGATTGAGCCTCAGCAAAGCTCAGGGTTTCTCCATTCTCTTTCGCCGTTTTGATTTCCGCTTTAATACCAGCGGCGATCTTGTTCGGATCGGTCGTATTTTCGGGGGGCGTCCCTCCCGAAATCTCGCTGAAGTTTACCACGACAGGGCGATTCTTCAGCTCAGCAATATATTCAGCCGTGGGACTGTAGTCCGCTTTGCCCTCTGCAAAATCCATCACGCTATCGGCTGGAATTGCTGCCAGCATTTTGAGCCGCTTCAGGTGTGCGGATTTTTCAGCCGCCAATACCCGACCCTCTTTAATTACCCCATCTAGGGCTTCAGAAAACTGTAGCTCTTGCTCTTTAAGGATAGTGGCGCGTTCGCGGAGGGCGATCGCCTGCTCTCGTTGCTCTAGTTCTTGCTCTGTTTGCGGCATAGACTCTCCATAGTTAGTGATCGCTTGGTCTTTAAAAACATTCGCCTCAAGTCGATTCAGGCGTTCGTAAACGTTGTCCGACTCGTAACGATAGTCGCCGAACTCCAGTTCGGAAAAGTCGAGGGTCAACACCTCGCCCCCCGAATCGGCAAAAGAAGAATCCGGCAATCCTTTTATTTTGGGCGGCACTGCGCCTAAATAACCCACGTGCTTGAGGTAAACCTTGCCAGGAGTAGGATTTTCAGGGTTGGTCTTGCCGTAAAAGCTGGCTGAAATCTTTTTGTAGAGCCCTTTATCGATCCACTCGGCAAATTCTTGAACGATTTGCTTAGGCTCGGCCAGCACGGTTTTTCCCGCCAAAGACAGCGAATTCACCCAGCCGTAGGCCGGATCGTCGAGCTTGGGATGGCCGATCACAATCGGAGCCTCATGCAACTCCGGATCGTAATTCGAGACAGCATCCTGCACATCGGCAAAACTAATGCCGGATTCTTCCGCCCGTTTATTGACTTTAAAAATATGCAATAGGTTCATAGCTTGCAGTTTCGTCGTTTTTCGGGCTGTGATAAAGTAAAATCAAGAAACTTTCACGCGGCGTGAATTTGGGAATTGGCCTAGAAATACGGATTGCTCGAATTCGAGCGGGGCTAACTCAATCGGAATTAGCCCAAAAACTGTATATAGATCGATCTCTGATCAGTTTGATTGAGCTGGGGCGATCGCCCGTGGGAGAGGAAAGGTTGAAGGCGATCGCAGAAATTACAGGAGTGGAAATAGTTGGCAGCTCCAAAAAAACCGAAAACCATTAACTACGATCGCGCCGCTAAAATCCTTTGCGATGCTGTTTTAATGGGCGATCGCGAGGCTGCTGAAAAGTGGAAAACAACCATTCGCACAATCCAGCGATATCGAATCAGACTTGAAACGGACGACAAATTAAGACGGATGGTGGCGAAGCTGCAATCCTTACAGGATAAGGATTGGGCGAGTGAAATTCCAGGGGTACTGGCTGAAGGGATGGCATTTTTGAGGGCCGCATTTGTGGATAATCGTCACCATGGCGGCACCCTGGCAGCAGACAATATTGATTCTCTAACCCATGCCATTGAGGCATTGGCTGATATCGACATGACTCGCAAGCTCATAGCGGAGCGTCTGAAAGATGCCGAAGACTAGCGCGCTGCAACGGGTTGAGCGGAAGATGCGATCGCTTGATAAGTGGTTGCCTCCCAAAGCCAAACAAAATAGTTGGGAAGCTATTGGGCGATCGCTCACCTTTGTCCAGTTTGTAAATAAGGTCTATCCAAAATACGTTTGGTATCGCCATTGCAAAGCTTTGGCGGCAGTGTTGCAGGAGGTGGCGGACGGAAAACGTAAACGGGTCATGGTTTTTATGCCTCCTCGTCATGGGAAATCAATCTTATCAAGCCGCCTATTCGCAGCCTATATGGTCTATCGCTATCCCGATAAGTTTGTGGCGATCGCGTCCTACGGAATGGAGCTAGCGCAAACCTTCAGCCGTGCAGCCCGTCAGCATTTTGAGGATGCTGGACAGACTCTAGAGGGGGCAAAGTCGATCAAGCACTGGGAGACGCCGCAAGGGGGTGGACTATGGGCGGCTGGGGTTGGAGGGGCGGCAACAGGGCGAGGATTTGGGAGCGTGGGGATTATTGACGATCCAATAAAATCCGCTGAGGAAGCGGCATCAGAGACTATAAAGGCTAAACATAAGGACTGGTACAGCTCGGTTTTCTATACACGCGCGGAACCCGACGCAGCTTTGCTGATCATTCAAACACGTTGGGCAGAAGGCGACCTATCAGGATGGCTACTCGAACAAGAACAGGACGATGAACCAGAACGTTGGCACATTGTAAATTTTGAAGCCATCAAAGAAGAGGTGCCCCCCGAATTTCCAGAGAGCTGCACTGTTGAGCCGGATTGGAGAGTCCCCGGTGAAGCTCTCTGCCCTGAACGATACGACCTGCGGAAGTTGCAGAAATTTAGGACAAGAATTTCAGATTATTTCTTTAGTGCCCTCTATCAACAACGTCCAAGGCCAATGGATGGCAACATGATTAAACTGTCTTGGTTCCAGCGGTATCGAGTGCCCCCCGAATCACCCAAGATGGTCGTTTTGAGTTGGGATACGGCCAGTAAAGCAAAAGAGTTGAGCGCCTATAGCGTTTGTACAGTTTGGGCTGTGACCGATAGTGGATTTTATGTGCTGGATATGTGGCGCGATCGCGTGGAGATGCCAGCCCTTGAGCGGATGGTAATTTCGCTGGGCGAACGCTGGCATCCGAATGCAATTCTGATTGAAGATAAGGCCAGTGGGACTGGGGTGATTCAGTTGGTGCAGGCTAAGGCATGGTTGCCCATTATTCCGATTGAGCCAGAATCGGATAAGCTCACGCGATTAGCGGTCGAGTCGCCAGCGATTGAGGCGGGGCGGGTTTGGTTGCCGGAACATGCCTCATGGTTGCCAGACTTTGAGAAAGAATTGATATCCGCCCCTAATGGCGCTTTCATGGATATATGCGATTCAGTCAGTCAGTTTTTGTGCTGGATGCGATCGCAGTACACTGAATTTGAATTCAGCAGCTCCGGCAAGAAACGAGTAGCAGACACAATCGACGATTATTTAAACCTCTAAGGCGATCGCCATGATACTCAACGGTAACGGGAAACTTGCAAAGCGCGAAATTACGGCACTTGAAGACTCTTACCTAAGTTTCGAGGGTGCGCTTGCGGGTCAATTGCTGCAAAACGTGGATGAGGTTTTGCAAACCCGTGGCGGCGGTCAAGGACTGAAGCTCTATTCAAGGCTCTACAACGATCCACATATTCAGGCCGCGCTCAATCGATTGGCGGGGTCTGTCACTTGCAAAGATTGGATTGTGGCCCCAGGCGGGGAAAAGCGGATCGATCAAAAGGCTGCGGATTTAGTGCGATCGCAACTCGCCAACCTCAACGCCTTTGACCTGTCACTGAAAGAGGAAAATCATAGTTCTGTTAACGGATTCGACCAACTGACCAGAGCCATGATTGTCAGTGGACGGCTCAATGGGTATGTCTGCGCTGAAGTGATGTGGAGCAATCGCGGGGGTCAAACGGTTGCCTCTGAAATCCGCGTTCGTGACCCCCGTCAGTTTGGCTTCATGCGCGGGGAACAGGGCTATGTTTTACGGCATTTGACCCGCGAAAATTCATGGACGGGTGAAACCCCACCCCTTAAGAAAATATTGGTGTGGAGCTATGGCGCACTCGACGGAAGCCCCTACGGACGGGCATTAGGAGAGGCTATCTTTTGGCCCCATTTTTTCAAGCGGAATATTATTAAGTTCAACCTCAAGTTTCTTGAAAACTACGCCTCTCCCAAGGTCGTAGGGAAATATCCCAGAGGCTCCCAGACAGATCAACTCGCCACCCTGAACGCTGCGGTTAATACGATCGCCAATGAAACAGGTATCTCGATTCCAGAGACCATGATGCTGGAATACCTTCAGGCCAATGCTAGCGGCACGGTGGATGCTTACGAAAAAGCCATTAGATACTTTGACGAACAAATCAGCGAGGTCATTCTAGGGGAAACAGGTTCGCTTTCCCAGTCAACTGGCGGCGGCTCTCGTGCTCGTGATGAGGTTGGCGCGGAATCTGGGGCAATGGTGGCCAAGGCGATCGCAGATAGCCTCAGCTCAACCTTTAATCGACTCGCGCGGTGGATTACAGATTTCAACTTGCCTCAAGCCATGCCTCCCACGATCTATCGAGATTTTGAGCAAGGAGAAGAAATCACCAGTCGTTCAGGCGTGGATAAGGTTTTGTTCGACCTGGGCTATCGCCTCACGCCCGAACGAGTGGCGGATGTGTATGGGGATGGATATGAGCAAGCGGGTGGGGATGATAAAGAACCCGCGCTCATCTCTTCTCTGGGCGTGGGTGGGGTGCAGGCGCTCACCGGATTACTCACTCAGGCCGCGACGGGGCAATTACCTAAGGAAAATGCGATCGCGGTTCTAGTATCGGTCTTTGGCATTGCTGAGGATGCAGCGGCAAAGATGGTGCCGGATGCGCCGGAAAAGACGCCGGAAACCAACCCACTAGATCAGCTATTCGGGGGGCAAGGCGATGGGGCGGGACAGCAGCAACCTGATCCTAATGCGGCCCCTCAGTTTGCCGAACAATTGCGCCACCCAAAAGGCGATCCAAGAGGGGGCCAGTTTGCCTCAAAAAGGGGAACTTCAGCAGCCCCCGTAAATTTTTCGACAAGTACAGATACAAAGAAGATTAAAGCCGCTTTTTTGGACTGGGAAGAGTCAATCAAAAAGCTTAAAGATTCAAATACTGCCGATCCCGAACTTAAAATTGATTACTACAAAAAAGAGCTTGAAAAAGTTAGTCAAAGTAAGTCCGCAGCAAGGCAACCATCTAAGGACGAAATTGATTCTTATATCAAAAAGGAGTTGGATTACGAGCGCACTAATAATGGGCGCTTTTATGATGGCGATCCAGACTTACCAGAAGCAGTTGAGAGGATAAAATCCAGATTCCTGAAAAGGTTTGAATTTAAGAATGATGACGATCAAAGCGAAAAGATAAAACGGTACAAAGGCATTATTTCTCAGGAAGAGTTAAAGCTAGAAAAAGCAAAAAAAACTAGGGCTGAGCTGGGGTTCTCGGAAGAGCATTCCGAACGAATTGCAAGCCTGATCGCGATTCACGATCAAATGAGCGCAACACTGTCTAGCCCTAACGCAAAATTCTCAGGCGTGTTTGACAGCGACGGCAATTTACAGGCGATCGCAAACATTACTCGCAAAAAAGGCTATGTCTATGTTGACTATTTAATGACCGCGCCGCACAACTTAATTCCTGGCGACACTCGCGCTACGAAAGGCGCAGGCTCAGCCGCAATTGAGTCGATTGT